CCGATGAGTTGCAGGAGGGGGATATTGTCTGGGCTCCGCTGCCTGCCGCACCTTCTCCAGTGCTCCAGCATTCGCCTGAACTCCTGCGATTGTTGGGCTGGTATGTGGCAGAAGGTTCCGTTTCGGATACTGGCCGGATCGCCTTCTCCCTCCACGCCGACGAAGAGGCGTATGCCGCAGAGATAGAAGCGTTGCTTGCGCAGGTGTGTGGGCTGCGCACGGCTCGCGTGATTGGGCGAGGTCATGATCAACAGGTAGTCGCATACAGCAAGGAATGGGCGGACAAACTGGCGGGACTTGGCGGGCGGGGTTGTGCGGGCAAGCGGCTGGCGCCAGAGATCATGGCTGGGCCTACCCGCGAACTCATGGTAAGGGCGTGGCTGGGTGACGGCACATCAGCAATCGGGCAGAGAAGCCAACTGGAATACGCAACGGTTTCGCTCGATCTGGCTGTGCAGATGCAGCAGATGATGTTGAGGGAAGGCCTTTGCCCGAACTGGCTTACCCCCCCTCTGCGAGGCGAGAGGCGGCAGGCTTACAAGCTATGTGTGTCGGGTGAATCCGCGCGCAATCTTGCGGCCATGCTCGGCGGAGAAGCTGGGTTGACCGCATGGGACAAGGCCCCCACTGCGGTGATCGTGGACGGTTGGGTGGGATACGCCGTTGCTGCTGCCTGGCGGGAGCCGTATACGGGTGTAGTCTATGATCTACAGGTGCAGGAGGCACATTCGTTTGTTCTGCCAGGCTGCGTCACGGTACATAACTGTGCAGTCGTGGTGGACAGCCTCAAGGACCGCGTGAACCTCACCGGCCTCCAGCACACCGATCGGGCGATTCAGGATGCGCTTGACGCACTCTGGGATGGCAGTGAAGTCAGCCTGGGTAGTGATGACGTTCACGAGGCGGCCCTGGTCATCGGTGAGAGCTTCCTGATCATCTGGCCTGACGAGGCAGGCATACCACAGGCGCACTTCAACGATCCGCGCCTCTGCCACGCCCAGTACAGCGCCGAGAACCCGCGGCAGATGGTCTGGGCGGCAAAACGTTGGGTGGGCGACGACGGCAAGCTGCACCTGACGCTCTACTATCCCGACCGGCTGGAATACTATGTGAGCAGGAAAAAGGCCAGTGAGGTCGATTCCGCCGCGGGCCTGGCGGAGGAACGGCCCAATGCCGAGAACACCTACGGGCAAGTTCCCGTGTTCCACTTCCGCCCTCAGCGCCGCACCATCAAGGGCGAACTCGGCAGCGTCATCCCGCTCCAGAATGCGGTGAATGTGCTGTTGACGAACATGATGGTGGTGGCGGAGTATGGCGCCTTCCCGCAGCGGTATATCATTTCGGGGATGGACGACACCCAGGCCACACCGCTCAAGAATGCGCCGAACGAAATCTCGTTGATCCCAGCCGGCGACGGCGAAGGGCAAGCAACTTCGGTGGGGCAGTTCCAAGCAGCAGACCTTGCCAACTACTTACTAGCCATTGACAACCTGGCCTCCGCCATCAGCACCATCAGCCGCACACCGCACCACTTCTTCAGCGCCAACACCGGGGCGAACCTGTCCGGGGAAGCCCTCATCGCCCTGGAGTCCCCACTCAACAAGAAGGCGCAGGACCGCATAGACGCCTTCACCCCCACCTGGCAGCAGGCCGGGGCGTTCGCGCTGCTCTTGCTCGGGCAGAAGGTGGCCCCCTCGGACCTCACGCCCGCCTATGACAAGCCGGAGACGGTCCAGCCGCGTACCTCAGCGGAGATCACGCAGATGCGCGTAGGCAGTGGCCTACCGCTCAAGTCCGCGCTCCGCATGGAAGGGCTGAGCGAGGCCGAACTAGAGCAGATCGCGCAGGACCAGCAAGAGGACAACACGGCGCAGGAGGCGAGCCTGGGGCAAGCTATGGCGGCGGCGGCGCGGCAGTTTGACGCGGGGCAGGGACAGATGCCGGGACAACCCATGATGCCCGTTGAGCCGGGGAACGTCGGACAAGGGGGAGCGAAATGACTGAATACTGGCGCGGGAAGTCATTCGGATGGCATCTGATGCGGTGGGTAGAGATAGCTACCGCCGTATGCCTCTTGGGGGCAACCATCTTCGGGATTGGGGCGCTCCTCGTATGGCTGAGCCCCTAGTCGTCCGGGAGGTCCGCCAACAGCGAGCGGCGCTGCTTGCACGAGAGGCGACGCAGATGCGGCAGATGGCTGTCGAGTGGGCGCGGCTCGAAGGCGAGTTGCAGTCCAGCATGGACGCGCTCGCGCTGCAAATCCAGGCGCTCAGGGACAGCGGGGAAGTAATCGGCCCCGGAAAACTCTACCGTATGGAGCGTTACAGCCGCCTGCTCTTTGAGATTCGCCAGGAGACGGCCAAGTACGCGGACTACGCCGCCCGGACGGTGACGACCGGGCAACAGGAAGCGGTGTGGCTGGGGCAGCAGGAAGCGCAGCACACGCTGGAGGTGGCGGCGCGAGAGGCGCAGGGCTTAGCGGCGCAGGCGGACGCGGCGATTGCGGGGGGCCGCGCTAAGATCGCCCGCGGCGATGACCTCTTCAACTGGGCGACTACCGACCGACAGCGGAAGGCAGCTGAACGCCTTTACCGCGAAGGCGAGGCCCAAGTCAAGGCGGCGATGGCCGCAGGAAAACCAGCAGCGCAAGCCTTCGCCGCACCCGCCTTCACCCGCCTCGCCCCTTCTGCCGTGGAGGGCATGGTCGGCATGATGGGCGACGGGACCCCCCTGCGCCAGCACCTGCAGGGCGTCTACGGTGACGCGGCGCGGGGGATGAGCAAGTACCTGGTGCGGGCGGTCACGCAGGGGCTCAACCCGCGTGAGACAGCCCGGCAGATGCGCAAGGGCCTGGGGATTGGCCTGGACCGGGCGCTGACCATTGCTCGCACCGAGCAGTTGCGCGTATACCGGGAGAGTCAGCGGCTCACCTACCAGGCCTCGGGCGTGGTCGAGGGATATCAACGCATTTCAGCGAAGTCGCGGCGGACCTGTCTGGGTTGCCTCCTGGCGGATGGTCAGGTGTACCCACTGAGCGTTCCGTTTGAGGATCACGTCGCGGGAAGATGCCTATCGCCCGGGACCGTAGTCTCCGGTGCTCCCGTTGTAGCTTTCATAGCCCGGCACTACCAGGGCGATCTCCTCACAATCCGCACTGCCTCGGGCAAGCTCCTGTCCGTCACCCCGAATCACCCGATACTGACCCTGCGCGGGTGGATTGCAGCGAAGGTCCTCCACGAAGGCGACGAGGTAGTCAGCGAGGGCGGGCTGGACGGGACTGCGGCGGGCGTTCGTCCAGGCGAATACCAAGTGCCAACCCGTGTCGAGGATGTACCGCGTACGCTTGGCATGGATCGGCTTGTTACTGTGCCAACTGCCGCCGAGGATTTCCACGGCGACGGGACCGATGGCGAGGTCTACGTTGTATGGGCCAACCGCCTTCTGCGGGATCGGCGACAGGCCGCGCTCGCGCAGCCAACCCGCCACAAGTTCCTCGGCTTGAGAAACGTGGGTCGCGCGCTTCTCGCGGGTGGCAGCAATCTTGCAGCGATGAGCCAGCGACAACTTGACGCCGCGCGTTGCTTCTTGGGCAATCCGTATGCGGCGCAGATGCTCCTCCTGGGGGGTAGTGGCGGCGAGCAGGCGGTTGGCGGTCGTCTGGTCACGGGGGATCACTCCGGCCTCTATCAGGCGAGAGCGGATGGCCCTGCGCGAAACGCCGGCATCCTGCGCCAGAGCATTTTCGGACTCCCCGGTGAGGTAGCGTTCGGCAAGCGCCGCAGAGTCGAGCCCAAGTTTGGCGCGTCGGGTCCGCCCCGTCTTCGGGCCGCTCAGGGCGTACCGGGCGGCCTTATCGCGGAGCAGACCACGAGCCTTAAGCGCACCATTGAGTCGCTTGTGGCTGGTGTGCCAGCGAGCAATGACCGCCTCCGCACCTTCGCCGGAAACGTAGTCCTGGATCGCATTCTCGAAATCGGCTGCCGAACATTTGCGGGACATGTCTACAACCTCCAGACAGAGACAGGTTGGTACAGCGCCAGTGGCATTATAACACACAACTGCGCCGCAATACCCATATTGACCGGCGCCGATGCCCACAAGTGGGAGAGGGGGCAGGCGTGGCTTGAGAAGCAGCCGGAGGGCGTCCAGCGCGAGGTCATGGGGCCGGGGCGCTACAACCTCTGGCAGTCCGGCGAAGTGCCACTAGAGCAGATGAAGCAGTACACGCATGACCCGGTGTGGGGTGGCAGCTGGGGCCCGACGCCGGTGAAGGACCTGGTAGGCACAAGCGGAAACGCGGTCCAAGATGTAGTAGCATAGGGCTATGAACCCACCAACTGACGACAAGCTGAAGGTCGCAGGCAATGTGTTGCAGCGCATCGGGTGCTGCTTGACCTTGACCCTCACTCCCTTGGGGCTGCTGGTGATCTGGCTCTTGACGCGATAGCAACGCGGCGCAGGAGGCATCGGGATGAGCGACAACTGGCCCGCGAGTATCCAGTGCAGCATAGTCAACACCATGAACGAGGAGATGTACTGGATGAAGGTCAGGCCCCACAGGCGGCGCAATGTGGACCAGCGGCTGCGGAAGTCGGTTCGCGCCGCGCATGGTCCGATACGGCAGCGTTGGTTCGTAGCCGCAGCCGGATAACTACCCAGCGGCGAAGGCCGCAGCATTGAGTCGAATAGCCTGCGCCGGGAAATCCCAACCCGAGCGTACCCCAGCCGGATGAAGATAGCCGGCGGGCCAAGGCGCAAGTACTGGGCTTGCCCAGGAAACGGCTAAAGTAGTACCGGCGCAGACTATTCGACTCAACTACCCAGCGGCGAGAGGCCGCGACAGGAGGGCGAGATGCCCACACCCGAAGAGACCGCCGCCGCACTGGCGGCGCAGCAGGCAGCAGGACAGCAGCAGATACCGCCAGCGCCGGGACCGGCGCCTGGCGCGGACGGGTCACAGACACCGGGGCAGCCGCAGAGCACGGAGCCGCCGACCGGCATAGCGCCGCCCCTCACCTTCGCGGCGTGGCTGGAGGCGCAGCCCCCCGCAGTCAGCGCCGTGGTCACGCCCCTCTATGAGGAGCACACCAGGGGCCTCAAGGGCGCCCTGGAGTCGGAGCGGGGGACCCGCAAGGACCTGGAGAAGCAGATGCGCGACTTGGCCGAGAAGGCCGAGAAGGGTAGTGAACTGCAAGGGGAATTGACCAAGATGGCCGACTCCGCGCAGGAAGCCGACCGCCGGGCGAGTTTCTACGAGGTGGCCCATGCCGCCGGGGTGGCGAACCTCAAGCTGGCCTATACCGCTGCCGTCCAGGACGAGATGTTCGACAAGCGCGGCGCGGTGAACTTCGAGACGTTCAAGCAGCAGTACCCGGAGCTGTTCGGCGGGAAGCCGACCATGCCTCCGGGCAACGCAGGCGCAGGAACGGGAGCCCCGCCGCCGCCGCCGGCCCCCGACATGAACAGCTTCATTCGGAGCGGCGGCCAGCCCTAAGCAACAAGCCGCAGTGTGACAACCCGACGCCTCACTCAACGGAGTGGGGCTTCGCGCTTTAAGGAGTGAGAGATTGTGCCTTACAAC